TTGATACTGTATTTGCAGAACCTGATGTTAAAGCTTATGTAGAGCAATTTGCTGATATGAAGACTTATGCAGCCACTAAAGATAAAGGAGCTGTACAAGCAGTTGCTGATATGTCTGCTAATTACACTAATGCTATGTCAGAGATTACAAAGCTGTTAGAAGATAGAAACTTAAACAGTAATCAAAAGTCTGCATATAAAGCTCAATTAGAAGTATTAGGTAAGGAGTTAAATAAAATTAGTGAGGCTTCTAAAGATGAAGGGTCTTCATATGAGTACGTAAAAAATATGTACAAGAAAGATATTCTAAGTCCTTATCAAACTTATGGAGAAAAAGCTGCTATTAGGAGTGAAGAACACTCCGTTAGAAAGAGATTTAGTGAGCAGTACTTAAAAGATAGAGAGTGGGAATTAGCTAATCAAACTTTAGAAGTTCAGGGTCAAGTATCATTAGCTGATAGATATGGAGCTACATATGATGAAAAAAATCAAATGGCTAAAGATCTATACTTAGAAGCTTGGAAAAATGAGCAAAGACTTCAAAAAGAAGGTGGCATGCTATCAGAAGAATCTAGAAAAGCTATAGAAGATGAAATTAAATCTGCTAGAAATCAAGCAGACTTGATACGACAGCAAATGGTAGCTGCGGCTAATTCAGCAGTTACAGAAAAAGATATAGTTGAAGCTGCTCCAGATGCTTGGAAAACTTACAATGTAATGAAAGAACTATTCCCATATGCTAAGCCAGGGGAAATCTATGTAAGAATTCAAGAAGCTTTTGACAATGTAGGAGATCAAGACTATATTAATTTCCAAAATAAATATAAAGAAAAGTTTGGAACTGAATATCGTGGTATGGGAAGTGTTGAAAATGTCCTTCCTATACGTACAGCAGGTACTGCAGAAATGGGAGACTTTATTCAACGTAAACCTGTGCAAAGAGATTTAAATATGATCTTAAGTGATAAATTTAAAGACCAGATAGATCAACAATTTACAGAGATAAAGACTTCAGCTACATTCTCTTATGGAGCTATTCCTGCTACAAGTAGAGAAGAATCTATAAAGCTAACAGAAGCTATGAAAAACTTCTTTATAGGTAAGCCAATTACAGCTGATTTCCAAGTAGCCGATCTTAGTGGAGATAAAGTTGAGACTACATATGGTAGAGACTTAGCAGGATTTAAAGTAGTAGATGTTGGATGGAATGCTAATGAGAATATATATGAGTTAAAGCTTTTAGGTGGAACAAATGATGCCCCTATAAGTAAAACTGTTCACTTAGATGGTAAGTATATAAGAAATACAAGTTTAGATAAAGTTCTAAATTCTCCTGAAACAAGACTGGCTAATACAGTATCTAAAATGGATTTAAGGAAGAAAGGAGAAGTATCTACTAGAAAAGTAAAGATTAAACAGTTAGATGGGTACATGGTAGTAGAATCAGATGGAGCAGGCAACCCATACATCAGATTCGTAGATCAAAATTTCCAGAATTTTACAGATGAAAAAACAGGTAGTATAAATCTATTAAGTCAAAAGCATAGATTAAACTCTCAAGATATGATAAATATTATCAGTCAAGTAGATAGATCAGATCCAAATTTAACTCCATTAATTCAGTTTTAGTATATTTGTAAAATATGTCAAATCCAAGTGCAATACAGGATGCTCTCAGTTCACTAACTGGTTTACCCAAAACAAACATTGTAAACGGCAAAAATCCTTCAGGTGATAAAGTTGGAGATGCTTTTTCATCTATACTGGGCAGTGGTAACTATGTAAGTAATCCTACTAAACTAACAAGTTATAACCCATTAGAAAAAGCTGGATTTACAATAGATTTGACTAATGTATATACAGACCCTTTAGAGAGTTATACTAAGTATGGAGTTCCGTTAAACCCATTTGCAGATTGGAATGAAGAAAGAGCTCAAAGACAAAGCACTGGAGAAAAATGGCTAAATGGTTTAACTAAAGCTGGTATTACTACTTTAGGAGCAGTCTATGAAAACACAGTAGGAGTTATAGCAGGTCTTGGATCTCTAGCTGCAGGAGACTCTTACTACGATAATTTTGTAGGTAGACAGGTAGATGAGATGAACGAGTGGAGTCAGAAGCATCTACCAAACTATTATACTAAGGCTGAGATAAATGGAAGTCTTTTAGAGAACTTAGGTACTGCAAACTTCTGGGCAGATAAATTTGCTAATGGCTTAGGATACACCGTAGGGTCTATAGCAACTATGTTCATTGGGACTGGAGAGTTAGGACTAGCTTCTAGAATAGGAAGCTTAGCAGCTAAAGGTGCTAAAGGAGCCAAGATATTAGATACAGCTGGAGATATTGCCAATTTAACAGAAGAGGCTATTAAAGCAGGTAACAGTTCACAAAAAGCCCTTTATACTACAGTTAAAGGAATAGAAGAAGCAAAAGCTGCAGGAAGAGCATTAGATGCTGCAGATAGAGCAGTTAGAATTAAAACTGCTACAAAAAATCTAGCTGTAGGTGTACAGATGTCATTAGCAGAAGCATCTGTTGAAGCTCGTGAAGCTAAGAAAAGATTCATAGAAGAGCAGACTGCTGCATGGGAGGAGCAAAATCCTGGTCAAACAATGTCAGCAGAGATGGAAGAAGCTATAGAAAAAAGTGCTTCTGCTGCAGGTAATACAGTATTTGGTATAAACTTGCCATTACTAACAGCTACTAACTTATTAATGTTTGGCAAAACTCTTAAAGGCTCTAGTCTTGGAGAGAAAATGATGTTTGATGCAGAGAAGCAATCTACTACAGCTGGAATGAAATGGGCAGAGAAAGTTGCTGATTCTAAAATAGGTAGAGCTTATGCAGGAGCACATAAGAAATTTGGATCTGTAGTTGAAAATATGGCTACAGAAGGATTTCAAGAAGGATCTCAATTTGCTGGGTCTGAGTTTTCAAGAGACTATTATTCAGATAAGTTTTATGATGGTACTGGAGATATGGCTGCATCTTTCTCTAAAGCTTTAAGTAATACTTTAGGAACCAAAGAAGGTTTAGAAAATATATTAATAGGAGCTTTAGTAGGGGGTGGTACTGGAGTAGTTTCTAAACTTGCTGGAGCTGAGAAAAGATTACTAGAGAAAAAAGGATCTAATACACAAGAAGCTTTAAAAATACTTAACTCTGGTGGTGTTACTAATGCCATACAGAACATGGAAGCTACTAGTCACAACCTTGCCTTGGTAAAGCAGATGGATGATGCCAATAAAAAAGGAGACTATGTTGCTGCAGAAACAGCTAGAATGAGAATCATTCACAATGTATTTAGCAGATTAAACTCTTTAGGTGCATTAGATTATGCTATGGAGCAATTTGAGGATGCTGCATCTATGCCGGAAGAAGAATTTAAAAAAGCATTTGGCTATGATGGTAGACTAAGTCTAAAAGAGCAGACAGGTAAAACACAGGCAGAGTTAATAGCAGATACCAAATCTAAGATGGAGACTGCTATTAAAAGATCTGAACAAGTTAATAGAATACTTTCTCAGTATGAACCTGGTAAAAACTTAATAGCTAAAATAAAAGAAGGTTTACAAACAGAAGAGACAAGAAATAATAAAGAGCTGCAGAAGAATATTAGAAATATGTATGGCCAAATGCTTACATATCATCTATTAGATATAGATTCTATAGATTCTATTATTGAAAACCAATACGATAAGTTAGTTGAGATAGAACCAAGCTTAGCTAAAATACCAAAAGAAGATCTATTATACAGATTAAAAGTAGGTGAAGTATCTATAGATGAGAATAACAATATTAAAATTAGTCCTAATACTACTGTTAGTGCTGGCTCTAAATTTAAAGAAAGCATAGATGCTGTATTTCAGAACTTAGTATTAAGTGATGACGGAACTAAGATGGAGGACTTTATGTCTAACATAAAAACTCTTAATGACTTAATGGCTAGAAGAGGAAGGCTTACAGAGTCTGTTAAGAATCTTAGAAGAAATCCAGAACAAATGGATTTGTATGTAGAAGCTGAAATGCTTAAGAGAGCAGCTGCTGAGAAAAGAGCTACAGATGATAGAGCTAAGCAAGTTGTAGAAGGGGCAGAAACTAGTGAAGACTTTCAAGAAATAGATGAAGATGCTGATGATGCAATTAAAGCTGAAGCAAAAAGAAAAAGAGATGAACTAAGAGCTTTAGAAGATGAGAAGCAAAAAGCTTTTAAAGAAATGTCTGATGAGGAGATTAAAGCTATAGACATAGCAGAATTAGAAATCTCTGATCCTCAAGCTGCAGTAGCTTTAAGTAGAGAGATTAATGATAGAGCTATAGCAAATGCTCAAGCTTTTAGAGAAAAAGAAGAAGAAGAAATTCCTACAGAAGAAGACGAAGAGATATTTACAGAAGCTGAGAAAAATGCTTTAAATGAAATCACTGTAGATAATCTAAATAAGAATGAATTTGTAATAGATGGTAGAGTATACTACGTCCCATCTGTAGATTTAGAATCTCTAATTCAATTTGACGAGAATGATAATCCAGTATCTGTAACCCTACTAGATGTTCAAACTGGTAAACCGTTTACATGGAAGGTTCAGAACACATTAGATATTGCTAATCAATTAGGGGAGAATGTTATTAATGAGTCTGGAGATGTAGATTATGCAAAAGCAGCAGAAACTATTGCAACTACTAATTCTGTAAATAATTCTATTGAAATAGAGAGTGCAAGAGCATTAGCCCTTATTAACTTACTTCTTACTGAAGCTGCCTCTATCAGAAGTAGAGAAGAATCTGATCGTACTACTATAGAGGAGTCTAAAGCTGCAGCTATAGAACAAGGTAGAAATGCAATTGATTCTGCTACTGAAACACTGCAAAAAGATACTAATCTTAAGAATGAACTTAAAGCTGCTAATCTAGTAAAACCTGGAGTAAGTGTTTATGATGTAGCTGGAATATCATCAGATCAACTTAGATATCAAATAGAAGAGCTCAAGCAACATCTGAAAGCTTTAGATGAAGTAATAGGTAAAGAGAGACAAATAGCATTAGAACTTGGTATTAGTGAGAAGCAGTTTAAAAAAATAGAAGCTGCTGAACTTCTAAAAACAAGAGATAGAATAATGCAGCTGTTGAATGAGAAGACTAAGACTTTGATAAATCGTAAGTCAGAAGAAAGCCAGACTGCAGGCACTGGTGCTAAAATTTCATTAGAAGTTGCCCCAACAGATACAGAATATGGGTATGCTATTGATAAAGCTACACAAGAAATAAATAAATATGAAGCTGAAATATCTGAGATAGAACGTAAGATTGCTGAACTTGACAAAGTAATAAATGGAGAGTATGGTGATCAAAATGTGGATGATGCCAAAAATAAAAAGAGGTCAGCTCAAAACTCTATTCGTTATAGAAGGAGTAAGATTAGAGAGAAACAACAATTAATAGATTCAATCAATGGCACAAGAGAAATTGAAGAACGTACTAAAAACGGTGACGTTACCGCAGGAGTTAGCAGTACTCCTGAAGGGGAAGAGTCTGAGACAACGGATATCGACCCTGCAACAAGACCTTCGACGGAGGGGTTGGATGGCTCCATATCCTCAGAAGAAGCAGAAAGGATCAGGCAACAGAAGCTTGAAGCTTTAGAAGCTTCTAAAAAGATGATGGCTTTTACCTCTGAAGAAACACCTGAGGAGCAGAAATCCACAGGGGTAGCTAAAACTGTTGTCGTAGGAGATAATGATTTAGATGTACAATTATCTAAAGGAGAGTTAGAGAAAGTAGATGGTAAAGTAGTAGTAGACTCTAACGGAAATACTAGAGAAGATTACCAACAAATGGTAACTCAAACCATAAATGGGGAAGAGATATTAACATTCCCGGCTATGTTAACAAATCCTAAGATAGCTGCTCCAGGATCTTTGGTAGAATTCGAAGTAAGATTAGACACTGATTTTGCTAAAGATCAAATTGGAGATGAAGACCCAAACACTTGGTTAGCAAACGGTGGTTGGAAGATAGTACCAATCTTTATTAAACAAAATAATCAAGTATTAGGATTGCTAAAAGCTTTTGACGAGACTTCCACTAAAGGATTCCAAGGAGCTAATCGTGAAGAAATCTCTAAAGTATTTTTACAAGGTGGTACAGCAGTTGCAAAAGTTAATAGCAAACTTGTAGATACAAAATCTATAAGCAATGCTGTAACTGAAGATGGGGAGACATTCTTCTATCCTTTTACAACTATTAAATCTGAGGGTAATGCAACTTCTATTTTATATGTAAGCCTCGATATAGCTAATAACTTAAGATGGGGAGTTGCATATCAAGGGGCTGGACCAGATGCCACAGATGTAGCTTCATCTTCTGTTAAATTAGATAAGCTAACTCCTGGACAAATAGGAATAGTAACAACTAACCCACAGGGAGAACCTATTGTTATAATAGCATCTACAAGAGATGTTACTGAAAGAACTGCTAATATTGCAATAGAACATATTACAAAAGAAACTCCTGAAGCATTTAAATATTCAGAGATCGTTGGTACAAGTATAGTACCTACAGCAGAGGCTATTATAAACCCTTCTAACTCTGAAATGTCTACGAGTAATCCAGAAATAGCAGGGGAGGTATCAAAGAATTTAGAGAAATTCATAATGACTTACTCTTTAGAAGATGGTACAAGTATGTTTGTTTTCTACTCTCCAGCTTCTAAAAGTTTAATTAGAATAGATGAAATAAATCTAAAACTTGCTTTATTAGGTGGTAAACCTAGCTTCTCATTTGTAGAATCTGTAATGTCTGAAAGAGGTTTAACAACTTTTAAAACTGTAAAGGTTGGTCCAGAATTAAGAGCTGCAGTAGAAATGAAGCTAGGGGAAGACTTTAAATCTGTTACTTTACAGAAGAAGATGCAGGTAGATAAAAACAAATTGATGTTGGATATGGAGGAATTTGAAAGCCCTATTACTGGACAAGTATATAGAGCTGGAGAAAACTTACCTCATCCATACATTCAATACTTATCTAGTGAGTCAGAATTTACTGGAGACCCAAGACAAGATGGTAAAGGAAGTAATGCAATATTAACTGTAGATACAAAAGTTAATTCACAAGGATCTGTATTCAATGATGTAAATCTACGATTAGGTCCATTAAATGCTATTGGTGTAGATGTTACAACATCAGAAGAATTACAATCTAAATCTGTTAAACAGACTATAAATTCTATATCTCCTGCTAGTACTCAACCATCTACTCAACCTACTACTACAGATGCTAAAGCTGATATAGAAAGAAGAAAAAAAATAAGCTATTCATTAGAGCCAGGAAGTCAATCTTCTTATGAAAGAAATAGATTTACTTTTACTTATGTAAGACCTTTTGATTATAACGAGTTAGATAACATAAGACCGGTTGGCCAGAAGGCATATATTGTAAATAATTATGGAGAACAAAAAGCTTTTGACAATTATGCTGAAGGTCAAAAATGGTTAGATAGTAAATACAATGCAGAACTAGCTGCTTCAGAACAACCTAAAACTGCAACTACAACACCTGCTATTGCTGCAACTAGTGAAAGAATAATTGAAGCAAAATTTGCACAGCAAGGAACAAGTTTTGAAATAGAAGTTAAAGGAGAAAAAAGAGACTTCTTACTAACTTGGAATAGAAACAATCCTAAAGCTTCATTATTCTCAGAGAAAACAAAAAATGGAGATTACACTACAAGCATGGAGTACCCTTCAGAAGAGGATATCAAAAAACTAGTAGACAAGTATGTTCCTGCAAGTTTACTAAAATTAATAGATAAGTGGACGGCTGCTTCTAAATTACCTGCAGGACAAGTACTAGATGCTCAAGAAAAAATTGAAAAAGAAATAGAAGCAGAAGTAGCTAAGTTAAAAGGTAAACCTGAAACTACAACACCAGCTGTTGTTACACCTACAATATTAGAAGGTATGGCTAAGAGTAGTGATAGTATAGAAGCATCTGAGATTCCTTCTGAATTTTTTAGAACTCCTGGTAAGAATAGTACAGGAAACAACGTATCTTCACCAAATATTACAGGCTTTGATAGTTTAAAAGGATTGTTCTCAGATGAAGTTCCAGGAGATATATTAGATCAAATTAATAGCATCCCTACAGATTTAAGTCAGTTTATGGGAAAAATAGAAGATCAAGGTAGTAATATAGAAGAAGAATGTTAATAAAATAAACTATGAGTTTTTGTCCAAATAAATCTTTAAAAAGCTGGAAAGACCTAGAAGCTTCACAGGGAAGTAAAATGGCTCATTATCTATGGGATAGATATAAAGGAAATGTTCCTGCCATGTACTATGTAAAGAATGTTAAGCAAGCAGAGGTAGATAATACTCAACAAGCAAAGTCTTGGTTAGCAGAAAGATTTGGAGAAGATGCTGTAAATATCTTTGAGACTGCTGAATCTATTGGAAGTGAAACTGTACATGGGTATGTACAAAATGCTTCAGTATATCTTTGGTCTGCTGCTGAGATAGGGACAGAGTATCATGAAGCTTATCACTTAGTATTTAGAACTATGCTTAGTGATAGTCAAAGACAAGGGTTATATGAAGAGGCTGCTGCTACATATGGAGAACCTACTTCAGAAGAAATTGCAAATGTTAGAAAAGCTTTCCCAAACATATCAGATCAAGTAGCAAGATTGACTGCATTAGAGGAGAAGATGTCTGAACAATTTAGAGAATATGTTCTAACAGAAAAAGCTAATGAAAGTTCTATTCCTGGTAAGATTGCTAAGTTCTTTAGAGATTTGTGGAACTTCATTAAAGCAATGTTTAGTGACAGTGTTGGATTAAAGCAAGTCTATTCTCTTATAGATAGTAATAAAATGAACTCTTCTATTTTTGGTAGAGGGGTATTCAGAAATGCAGAAAAGTTTAAAGGAACTAATAAGGCATATATGTATCGTCCAGAGATGGGGGATAGACTATTCAATGATACAATGGATACGTTGTATACATTATTTATGGAGGAGAAGAAGAAGTATGGAAAAGATTTGAGAGTAGGTGATGTGTTAGGTAAAGATGGAGGTAACGGAAGTATTGTAAATGGATTGATAGAACAGATGTATGAATCTACAGATCCAAACAAACAACTTTCTTTACAAGATGCTAAAGAGTTATTCAAAGCAGAATTAGAATTTGATAATGCAAAAGGAGAAGCTAAGAAAGAGGCTTACAATAAAGTGCTTGGCTTACTAGAAGCAAAGAATGCTTCATTTGCTATGCATGATAGAGTAATGATAAGAAATGTATTTAAGAATGTTGGATCCACTTGGTACGATACTTTAGATCCTGTTACTGGTAATATAACTAGAACAGGTTGGAGAACATTCTTAGAAATAAAACTTAGAGAAGCAGCTTTAATAATTAACAACTCTCGTGAAAAATATTCATCAGAGATAGAGTCAGATGATATTACTGAAGGGAATATAGAAGACATGGGGGAAGAGTTTATGCATTTAGAAGAATCTGTGACTAAGATATATGGTAAATCTTCATTACAAGAATCTCCATCTAAAAGACTTACAGGCAGACTAAAAGAAATGCTATCATCGATAAAAGCAACTACCCCAAACTCTTTAGGGTATGTTACATATATACCTAGAGATAGAGTATATAAAGAGATGCTTAAGATAGTAGCAGGTAAGACTAGCTTTGAAGAAATTAAAGCAGAGTTAGCTAAAGCTGCAAAGTTAAAACCACATTTAAGAAATGTAATGAGGTTTGTAAATAAGCTTACAGGGCAAGAAGCTGCTTTATTTTATAGTGGATTTGCTCTTATCAATACAGAGTTTGTAATGCTAAGAAGCAGAACTGTTGGAGAAGTATTACATGTAGATGTTATAAACCCTAACAGAAAAGATGCTATAACTAACACTGTAGATAAATGGAAGTTAAACTTAACTACTCGTGAAGAAGAAAACCCACGAGCTTTATATAGAGAAGTTCCTAAACTAGATAGCAATAATAATCCGGTACTAGAAGAAGGGGAACAAGTTTATCACTTAGTTCCTATAAAAGAGAAGCTAGTTAAAGCTCAGCAGTTGATGAGAAACCTAGAGAATCTTGTACTAAAAAGCAGAAGTAAAGAAGCTATTCCAGTAGCTACAGAAGATGGGTCTATAAGTGAAATAACTGCATCTATAGCAGAACTTATGTGGCTACTAGGCATGAATATAGGAGATAGTGTAAATATCTCAGATACTCAACTAGCAATACAAAATATAATTAACAATGGTACTACTATATTAGATCCATCAAATAAGTATGTAGAATTAAAAGGAGGGCAATTAGCTAACTCACTTGTTTATAACTTATCTAGACTTTTAAAGCTTGTAGGAAACTTTGGGCAAAAGGATGGAAGTGCATTTGGATTCTTAGATGTTGTAACCCCTAAGCCAGATTATATAAGTCTTAATAGAAATCTTACAACTTCAATTGCTGAGTTATTTGGCCCACTCCTATCATCAGTAGGAGAATCTTATGTGTCTGCTAATGGACAGTCTACCTATCCAATCAACTTGGCTACTCACATGTCTGACATAGTAAATGTTTTAAAAAACGGTGGTGAAGCAGGTAATGCAGCTCTAACTGAATACTTACAAGATCCATTTATAAATGGTGGTAGCAATGAGCATATGAGTATTTTATTCAAATACTTAAAACAATCTCCAGAGTTCAGAAGACAATTTAACACACAAGATTTTGATGCTGCTAAAGGATTATCGGAATTTGAAGAAGCTTTAATGTACGAAGACTTTTCAAAGTCAGATGTTTTAGTTACTACAATCAATGCATTTATTAATGGTAACTCAAATAGTCCTACTTGTTTAATAGCTATACCAACACAGTCAGACCGTAACAAGTATACATTTATAGTTGTACCAAGAGTTTTATCAGGGGCATTTGGAATTAAATCTACTGAAAGTACTCTTATTAAATCTCAGATAATACAAGACTTACTTAGAATTGCTAAAGCTAAAAAAGTCGTAGAGGATGCTCAAATAAGTGGAGACTACAGTAATCTTATAGAAGGAGTACATACTGCTCCAGGTAATAGCTCAGCAATTATAGATAAGACTTCTAAAAAATATTATGGTACTGCATTCAGTGATAAGTCTTTACAGTTTACTGCTACTAATGATGCAGGATTACAAATTGTAACTGATGCAGTAATTGGTAAAGATACTTTAAATCCTAATGGGGTAGTTCAGTTAAGTGATCAAATAGAGAAGTATGTAAAAGGAGAGTTGAATGCTGCTGAAAAATCTTTAATAGACAGTAAGATTAACAATATGGTTAATGAGATGTCTATATATATTGGTAAACAAGCAGATGCTATCTACAATACATTAAAGAAAGATGGGAAGCTAGGAGAGATCGGAATAGGAAATATAAGTGCTAGCTCAGATCCAGAAGCTGGTAAGAATATTTACAGAGGGTTTGTTGTTACAAACATGATAATGAGAAATGAAATAGTAAAACTATTCCGTGGAAGTAGAGCTAACAATAAAAACTTAGAAGATTTCTATAAACGTATGGGTCACTTAACTACTCCTGGTGTTAAGATGGCTATGAAGGGAGAAGTTGGATCAGAAAGTTGGTTAAATGGTGAAGAGTACGGTATGATGCCTAACTTTACTGAAACAACTTTCTACGACCCTAAATTAAATATTACACCAGCTTTAGAAGAGCAGGCACATATGACTGCTAATAATATAGCTAATGGTCTTGTTAGAAATGTACTTAGAAATGCTGGATTAAATACTAATGTAGCAATAGAGTACTCTAGCAGTGAACAAGTTGTAAGAGTAGATAATGGGGTTACAATTCTTAACAGCCGTCTAGCAGACAGTGAGGAGATGGGTGTAGCTTTAGAGAGGTTATTCCCACAAGTTAAAGATCTTGTTGCTAAATCTGTAAGTATAGGAAATGAATATCGTCCTGGTAGATTCGACGGTAATGATGGTCAGGCCTACATTAGTTTAGATATGCATAGATCTATTCAACAAGGATTAGGTCAATGGGAGCAGGAAGATGAAGAAGCTTATAAAGCTTATCAAACTACTGGAGAATTTGTATATCAAGAAGGGTTTGTTCCTAAAGATTTTAAAGTTGGAGATGCAGTCCCAATCAAACCATACAAACCTTACTTTGAAGATTTATTCTATAATCAAGCAACTGGTGCAATGAATGTAGTTTCAGAAAAGAATCACTACTCAGTTGTAATTAGAAGCTATGCTAAGAATCACCCACAACTTTCGGACCTTCTAGATAGAATGGAAGGTAGAGGAGCTTATGCAGGTATGGATAAAATACATGTAGTGAACTTTGGATCAGGTAAAAAGATGGGTAAAAGAGGTATGCATAAAATAACTGGACAACCTGGAGAGTATGCAAACATCTCATATAACTCAAATAGATCTTCAAAGTTAAGATTCCCTCAGACTATACCTTCTATGAAGTCTAGTCAAACTGTTACATTCAACAGACAGATTAAGAAGAACATGATATCTAATGTTAAAGATATTACTACCTATACTTATAATGCAGGTCTTGCATCAGAGTTTAATATAGATGGTAGGAATATGAAGATTACTTATCACAGAGCAATTGAAGAAAAACTGAAGAGAGATTTAGAAGCTGCTGAAAAAGAATTGTCTATAGATAAATTAAGAGAAGCAGCTGTTCTTAGAGAAGATAACCCACAGAACTATAATAAACTTAAACTTGAAATACTTAAGAATGTAAGAGAAATCTTGATGGCTCAAATTCAAGACGGTAATCTTACATCAAACTATAGTAATGCTTTAGATATAGTATTTACTCCAACTGGTGAACCTAGATTCTCTATTCCTATAGACCTACCTATATTTAATAAAAAGTATGAGTCAATACTTTTATCTATATTCAACAATCAAGTATTTAAGCAAAAGCTTAAAGGGTTTGAAGCAGTACAGGTAGCAGAGTTAGGTGGTCACTCTACCGACAATGCATTAAACTTCTTGCAGATTTCTGAAGATGGTAGAAGAGTAATTCATGCAGATGTAATGATCCGTGAGGATGTAGCTCGTAGATTTGGAATAGAACCTGGGCAATCCTTAGATGCTGTACCAGAAGAACTAAGACGTATCATTGGCTATCGTATCCCGAATGCTGATAAAGGAGCTACAGTTATTTTAAAGATTGCTAAAGTTCTCCCAAACAATTATGAAAAAGCTGTAGTCATACCTGGTCAGTTAATCAAGTTGATGGGATCTGACTTTGACGTCGATAAATTAAATCTTCTATTCCCAGAAGTAGAAGAAGATCTTAATAGTCCATTTGGGGTTAGAAAAGTAAATGTAGATTATGCAGCCATAATGCAGAATCCTGACATCATGAGTGATCCAAATATTGTATCAAATAAAATGTTGAACAATATAATTACAGATACAATAGAAGCTGTATATGCAAATCCTGCTCACTTATTTGAGGTATTCACTCCACTTGATGATGTAACATTATCAGATGAAGCTGAACGTATAGCAAAAGCTATTCCTGAATTAGCAGCAGCTTCTGACTGGAATTCTTGGGAGACAGAGGCAGATACAATTGTTAAGAATATTCGTGGTAATAAATTACGTGGTATATATGCAAACATAATTGCAGGACGTAACGTTGCTATGCACGGTGTTATACATGTAAATAAAGATTATGCTATTAAGATACAAGAAGATGATGGAAATGTTACAGAGTATATAGAATACTTAAGTGAATTTGATGGAGTAACAACAGATAAAACTGGAGCTCTATTCCTGTCAGCTGCTGTAGATGCATCTAAAACTCCTGTACAAAAAGAGCTTAATGACTCTGTACTAACATCTAGAATACGTGCAATGTTTCTAGCATTCTATCCAGAATACAATAGCAGTACTTGTACAAACTTTTTAAACCAACCTATAATCAGAGAGCTTACTACTTTATTTGAAACTAAGTATAGTGGTAACTTAATGAAATTTAATAAAGCTTATAAAGCTATCTTTAAATCGTATAAAGCAGAAACCTTACTTCCAGCTGAAGATCCAAACTATACTATTCCGATGAAGAGATCTGAAATAAATAATCTTTCTTCAGAGAATAGAGATAAAGCTCAACAGGCTATTATGCTTCATAATTTCAATATGCTTTATAATGCAGGAAGATCTCTACTTTCACTATATAAAAGAATTACACCAGACTCTATGGATGGTATGAATCGTATAGGTGGAATACAATCTTACAATGATAAAGCTGCTGAATATGATGTAACCTTAGAGGATGATAATGTACCTATAAATAATACTACTATATTCTTTGGAGCAGATAAAACTGTGAACGTAGTTGATCAGTTTATTGGTGAAAATTCTATATATGGTTTAGAACGTGGATACGAAAACCTTAAAAACTCTATCATGGAGAACTCTGGTATATTCTTCCCGTCTCGTACATCACCAGCATTTATGGCATTCAAAGAAAAATTGAAACTAAATACTAGTAAAAATCAGTTTACAGCTGAGATGCATCAACTTATAGACTATAACTTAATGTTTATGATGTTGATGAAACCAGAATCACCTTTCTTCAGAAATGTTAGCTATACAGAATTGTATAAAGATCCAAAAAATAATATCTATACAAGACTAGTAGAATTAAAGAAGAAGTACCTAGGTTTAGGTGCAGCTAAGTTCTTATCTGGATTTGAATCAGACTTCTTACCAGAGAGTAATTACTACGGACTTAAGTTAGATACTTCTACTGCAGGAGAAAGAAGTGAGAAAGAGCAATTTATAAATGGATTACGAGCCATGCTGTTTAATCCTATAGTATTTATATCTGCCCCTAATAGTGAAAAAGTTGTTGGACCAGATGGAAAATACAGCCCAGAGATGGAAGGGAAGATTAAGGAGATAAAGAAATTAGGTAGAGATTTATTAATGCATACATTCTTAACTAATGGATTTAGACAAAGTTCTGATTCATACTCAGACATGTTACCTGAAGATTTCTTTACCACTCCTATGGATGTAGATGGTAAGAAGGTAAGTATTGCAGATTTCTTCTATGCTGAAAGAGAGAAGTTAAATGATGCTACATACTTTAGTGGGGATGACTTAGTTAACTATATGACTATGTTTGGAAAGATGAGAGCTGGAGGAGCCGGACTACTAAATTCTGCCAGCAGTTCTAGTTTAAATCAGAATTTACCACCATTAGCTTTTAGTGATCACCACGAAAAGTATATAGTTGTTAAAAACAAAGCTACAAAAGCTACGGCTGTTTATCAGAAGACTGTATTCTCAGAAGGTAAATCTCACTATGTTGGATTAAAAGGTTCATATGCTGCTAAAGGTGCTCACAAATTATACGGTTCAGGTATTGCATGGGTATTAAAAAACCCTAACAATGTCAATATAGAGACATCAGCAATATATACCCCAGACATGGATAAATCTAGAGCATCAAACCTAGATGAAACTGGAACTGTAAGTTGTTCACTATAATACGTATATTTGCAATATGGCTTGTTACTTTTTAAAAATAGATAAAAACGGACAGATTCGACAGTCACCTGTTCACACTAGAGTTATTCAATACCTTGATAATAAGATACGTAATAACGAACAGATCTTAGGGACAGATGTCCAATCTATACTTGTAGATGCAGGTATAATGGGATTGTTTGTATCTAAAGTAAATATATCAGATGGGTTAGATAACATTCAAGATATAGTAGAACTCAATGCTATTTTAGAATTTAACTATGGAGCCAAAGGATCTGCAATAAGATTAACTCCTGTAGAAGGAAAGAGAGGATTGGAGATAATAGCTCAGATAGATGAGAATGTATTGAATCAAATCTCTCCTGTTGCTGCTCCTACATTCTCTTCTGAGAGATATGCATATGAATTTGCTATGGAGCAGAAGATAAGAAGTGAAGGATGGATAAGCCCTGTCATACAATATACAGGAGATCCAAGAGTAAAAGTCATAGCTGATCCACAAGCTATTGTAAAAATGCCAAATGAGGTAGCAAGGAATACTAAACCAGTATTCAACCCATCTCTACTTGACATTGCAATAGAAGAATCAAAAGTTACTAAAGAAAGAGTAGCAAGTATTCTAGCTAGATTGGAGCAAGATGCAAAAGATAGTAGAGTAATCGATGCTAATGAAACAAGAGTAGCTATAGATGATATATCTGGACAGATAAATAAAATGAAGACAGCTTTCGAAAAGGCTGGAGTACCTGTGCAGATAGATATAGATACAGATTTAGAAGTAAAAGGTAGAGTTATTAACGAAAAGGGTAAGATATTAACAATCAAGTTAAACCCTGTGTTAATGACTGAAGATACTCACATCCATGAGTTTGCACATATATTAATAGACTTACTTGGTGAGGATAACCCAGTAGTAGCAAGAGCTTTAAAAGAAGTAAGAAACACTAATCTTTACGATAAGGTAAGAGAAAAATACCCTGAGTTAGATCCTAAGCAATTAGATTTTGAAGTACTAGTTACAGCTATAGGTTTGGCAGGTGCTAAGTTTAATAGAAATAACCCAAACAAATTACAACAACTTGTAAATAGATTGCTAAGAGCATTGAGTAAAGTGTTTGGATTAGAGTCAAATACATCAGCTGTAGAAGAACTTGCCCAAAGCTTGCTACAAGGTAGAATAGATAAAAGCATGTTTGAGGGTAAAACTATTAGCTTTTTAATGGCAGATAGTAAGCAAAGTGTAGATGAGAATAAAAAGAAGTTTGAAGAAATCCTTCAAGATTCTCGTATAGCCATTGAAGAGTCTATTGCTAAGATTAAACGTAAAGGAGAGAGTGCAGATTTAAAAGCTGCTGCACGTCTAGAAGTATTGCAAAAAAGATTAGAGACTGCTAAAGAAGTAGAAGATTTTAAAGAGTTTATTGAGTACGGATTTCATTTAGCTAATAGAGCTAAAGATGTTATTAATGATGTATTCGAGCAGTACTCAGAAAATCCAGAGATGCTTTCTGGTGAGCAGAGATTAGAAATGATGCATAAACTACAAACTGTTGGAGAATATGTATCAGATTTCTTTGGGGCTAAAGATCCTAGAAATAGTGTTATGGGTAAAATCCATGATTTGATAGACTACAAAGTAAGTATGCTAGAAGGATCTGAGGATATAGAAAGTAATCCAGAGTTCTTAAAGTTAACAGCTATTGAGCAAAAGATATCTAAAGCTGTAATGAACATGAATAAGGTAGCAAACAAGTATACAAAAGCTGGTATACCTATTCTAGTGGATCTTCTTATGGAGTACAATAGACCTGAGATTAATGATCAGATTGACAATGCTATAGAGAATATAAAAAATAATCAGAGGCTTATTGCAATTGAACAAGATGCTGAGTATTTTGAAATTAAAAGATTACAGAAAGAAAAAAAATATAGTTCTGATAAAGATGAGAATGATAGAAAAGCTTTTGAAGCTTTACTTGCTTTGAATATGGAGCAGCTTGCAAATAAAAAGATAACTAGACAAACTTTAATAAGGGAACTTACTGAAGCTCAAAAAGATAAGTCTGCATTTAGTTATTTAGTAGACCCAATTATTTACTCATCTCAAGTAGGGTTACAGATGTTTGCAACTATGCTTAAGGATAAAATGTATCAAGCTAATGATGATACTAGAGAAGATATATCTAAAATATCAAAAGCTTATCAAGCATATGAGAAGATTATGGGTTTAGGAATAGACCCAAACAAATTTAATGAGAAAATATTAGAAGTACATAGCTACAGAGTCTTCAATCATGAGACTGGTAAGATGGAAGATATGAGAGTACTTTCTTTTGTACAACCTTATGACGTAACAAGATATAAGAGTGAAGAGCAAAAGATGTATAATGATTTAGGGAAGACTCACAATAAGCCGGGAGAAACAGCTACAGATGAAGAATTCTCTAAATGGGCTAAAAGTTCAGAAGGGAAAGCTTACTACAAAGATGTAGCTAACTGGTACAAAAATAATTCTGTACCAAGTGAGTCTGCTAAAGCAGAACTTCAAAAGTTGTTGAATGAAAAGAGTGCTATTAAAAATCTTTTAGAGCAAGCTAAAAAGACTAAAAAAACAGATCTTATAGCTCACTATGAAATGGAGTTCAGTCTTATTAACTCTATGATTAGTAAGATATACGATCCAGTATATAAGCAATTCAAATACACAGCTGTTAGACCTAATGATAAATATGTAAATCCTAAATATGCTAATATGGATGCTGCATCTAAAGAATATCATGCAGCTTTATTAGACTTATATAAAGAAAAACAAAAAACATTAGGGAAAGGATCTAATCAAATTCGTAACTCTTGGGATACTTTTAGTTATATAGTCCCAGCTGTAAGATCTACGGGTTTAGAAAAGGTACAGAAAGACGGTGCATACAGTGCTGCTAGAGATGCAGTAAAGAATACTTTTGAATTCTTATCTACAGATACATCTTACGGTGATGCTATAAATGCTAATGGGGAATCTAGAAATAAAGTTATCCCTATATTCTATGTAAATCCTTTAGATGAATCCTTAACAAGTAGAGATATAGCCAGTACAATTGCTCAGTTCTCTGGTATGGCTAATATGTTTAAAAGAAAGTCTGAGATCAATAGTGCTGTTGTGATGATGAGAGATGTGATAGAGAATAGAAAACCTCTAGAAGTAAACTCTGCTAATATCCCAATAGTAAATAAAATAGGTAAGAGACTTGGGTTTGTTAAACATGAAACTAAAGAAGGAGTAGATAATAATTTTAAACATTTATCTGAGTGGATTGACTCAATCTTCTATGGTGAAAAAGATTTAAAAGAATCTCTTAACATATTTGGTAAAGAAATATCTGCAGCTAAAGTTGCTAACAAACTTGCTTCTTTTACTGCTTTAAATACATTAGCATTAAACTTATTACAATCAACCAATCAGTTCTTAATAGATAATGTAAGGTTAGTAGAAGAAGGTGTTGCTGGTCAATTTATGTCAAAGGAAAATTTAGCTTATGCTAAAAAGATGTATTATCTAAGTGCTAATGGTGGACTATCTACACTTAAAGATTTTGATTCCTTCTCCCCAGAAAGTAAAGTTGTACAAGCTATACAATATTTTGATGCATTAGGGGAATCATTAAGTATCTCAGAAACTAGACAGACTGGCCCTAAAGCACTCAGAGCTGTAAATGATATTCCTATGGGGCTTCAAAAAATAGCTGAACATGAAACAGCTGTTACAAGAATGTTTGGAGTACTTGATAGCTATAAAGGAAAACTCAAAGACAAGGATGGGAATGTAATTAAAAATGAACAAGGAGAAGATGCTAATCTTTGGGATGTGTTCATTAAAAATGAAGCTACAGGTTTATTTGAAATAGACCCTAGAGTAGCTAACGTAAAAAAGATAGAGGTAATCAATAGATTATCTGGACTGACTAAGAAAACAAACCAGATTAAAACTGACTTTGATAATGCTATGCTTCAAAGAAGAGCAGGGGGAAAACTTTTAATGCTCTTCCGTAGATACTTTGTACCAGCATTGAGAAGAAACTTTGGACACAACGGGCTTCGTGGAGGAGTTCATCGTGACTTAGAATTAGGTACTATATCAGAAGGTATGTTCTCTACATTTGGCAGGTATATAAAAGAAACATTTAGTAAGCAGGGTGGAAGAATGAATTTTGTATCTGTATATAAAATGATGGAAGACTTTGAGAAGCAGAACATGAAGAGAATGTCTGTTCAAATAGGATTCTTTATACTCTGCTCATTAATAATAATGTCTCTATCTGGAGATGACGATGATGATAATGGATATTGGGAATCGTTTATGTTATACCAAGCTTTACGTATGAATTCTGAATTAACACAATTCATCAACCCATCAGAATTCTTAAAGCTTGCATTATCCCCAACTGCTACTGCTCGTCCTTTACAAAGAGCTATAGATTTATTCCATCAAGTTTGGACTACAGGTATGGGACATCTTACTGGAGATCCAGATGGATTATATTATGAAAGAAGATCTGGTATCCATGAAAAAGGAGATAGTAAATTAATTGCAAAAGCAACTAAGCTTCTACCAATAATAGGTGGATTAGAAAAATCTTCTGATCCAGAAACAGCAGCAAGCTGGTTTGATTTAGGAGCTGGTAATACAAAATAGTAATACAAAAGGGCAATAAAAAAGGGGCTACTGCCCCTTCTTTATCTTTTTAGTATTAATAATCTTCAAGTTTATAATACCAACCCATATCATCGTACTCTACATGAAGATAGTTAGATCCTAGTACAACAATAAAGTATACATTACATCTTCTACCATCTTTATCAATACATGTCCAAATAGTTGATACACCATCTGATGCAGGTACTTCAGTTATAGGAAAATACTTCTGAAATATCTTAGAGTAAATCGTGATAACATTATCATCAGATATATGTACAGGAATCTCTAACCCAGTATCAAAAGATTTCCACTCAAGATCTTGTGAAGAATTTTCTCTAACCCCGATCTTTAAAGTTGTAGCTTTATAAGTAACTTGACCAAATGATGCTAAACTTAGTATCAGCAAAAATAAAATTAATAATTTTTTCATAAGATTTATTTTGGATCAGTAGTAGTTCCTACCGTAGTAGGATCTACATATACTGAATCATATTGATTAATAGTTTCTGGAAATTTAATAGCCTTAAATTCGTAATGCTGTTGCTTTAATTTTACTCTATGATCAGCTAAATATTTAATTAGCCCTATCGTACTTATCACAAGAAGAATTCCTATAATCCAATCAGCAATTAGATCATTCCTAGTATCCTTTTCCATCAGAATAAGTATAAGTAATTTTATCATATGTGCTTTTAGACTTCATTGATAATTTAAGCAGTACTAAGTAACCAATTAAATCTGATACAGAATCTTCTGATAAATCATTTATACCTTGATTCTTTATTCTAGATAGTTTGTCATCTATCCTAGAACAAATAGCATCAACAGGAGTATTCTGTGAAAAGATATTAATAGGCTCTAATGCAGCATTACCATATGCAGTGTTCTTACTAACTAGCATAGTTTGAATCTTACGTAATTCACTAATTACAGATTCTTCAAAATGGTTCTTGTCCATGGATTTGGTTTTCATAAATATTTAACTGAGTTTCAAAGTCTAAACTATCTGATTTCTCAGGTAGTTTAAACCAGTCAATAGGAGTAGCAACTATCTCATTTACTTTAATAAAATGATTGCACCCAATAAATTTAGCATTTCCTCCATATACCTCAGCAGCCGGATGAGAAGCTTTGAACATTATATGCTGCTTATCATGCATCATATTTGCTTCTTTAATTATATCCCCAAATGCTTGTTGAGCAAACTTACCCCATAGCAAGAATATAACTCCGTCTACTTGTTTACAGATTTCTTTAACAATACCTTTAGTAAACCATCCCCAATATTGCTCATGAGAATTAGGTCTTCCTTTAGTCACTGTTAAAGTAGTATTTAATAACAACACACCTTGTTTAGCTAGGTGTTCAAGAGTGTAATCAAATTCTATAGACTTGTCTTTGCTATCCACACCATGAGAATTGTATATCTCTTCTCGGATAACTCTCAGACTAGGATTAATTTTATTACCAACCTTGACACCAAATGCTAAACCTGTAGCAGCTCCATTGTGATATGGATCTTGTCCTATTATCACAACTCTCAGATCTTTAAGTTGACACAACTCAAAAGCCCTGTATACTTCTGGACTAGCAGGATATACAGTGGCTTCTGAACGTTGTGTTTTAACAAAGTCTGTGAGCTGCTTGTACTCTTGAGGATGAGCATCTATGACTGCCTGTCGAATAGACACCCAATCCCCAAGTTGTTCAAGCATTTTACTCATAAAATTTTGTATTTACTTTATTCTTTTTAACAATTTTATAGTACTCTGGATTAAATTTTTCTTCAATCATTTTTGGAGGAGAATGTAACTCATTCTCAATCGGAATTGAAACGTCTAACTCTTCTTCTAATTGTTTCTTTAGAGAAGGGGACTTGAAAAGGATTTTTGCAGTAGTACCGTCCATATTAAAGTTATGGTAGTCTAATATCTTTAGCTTAACAAGATCATCTATTTCAGAATATTTACCTTTAACAAAAGAGTCAAATGAATTTCTCATCCCATCTGGTATATCAAAGATATACATAACATGAAATGGATCTGTATCTACGTGATATTTATAAGTTTTAAAAGCTTGTAAAGCTCCTTCAAACTTAGTAAATAATTTATCAGAACTCCATCTATAAAGAAGACAAATAACATTCTCTTCTTCTGGTGTTCCTATAAACGTATTCACTAGATACTTATCCCAAAGAAATAATTCTCTATTACCTCCAAGCATTGGACAGATAAATATATTAGACTTATTTGATTTAGCTATAGATAAATCATAACCAACTAAAAAATTCACGGCATTATAAACTGGATTGATGTGATTAACTTTATATAAAAGCTTGGCTCTAGCTTTAACTATAGACCCTATCTCTACAAATAAATTATCTGTAGATAGCTTTATTATATTTCCGTTCTCTACCTCTTGTTTATAATCGATGACGCTGCCAGTCATTCGAACTGTTCTACCATTTATTGGTGTAAAGGTGACACTACCATTCGTAGTTATCATGCTTTGACTCGATGTACTCATCTTGCTGTGGTTCTAAATAGGTTATTGGACTAAGTGGAGGTAGGTTTTGCCCATACTCCCTTTTAACATCATTCTCATCTTGTAGTAAATATACTAATCTAAAGTTACTATAGAACTGATGAATACCTTCAGTACTACCAAACTTTTTAATATATTGACTCAAGACAAATCCTTCGACATCTGCAGTCCTACCCTTCAACCAATTTTCAGCAGTCTTAACACCAACTCCTGGTATACCTGTAATGTTATCTGTACTGTCTCCCATCAACACTTGCTTCCAAAGAAACTGATTAGCTTCATCTGGAGATGTGTGAAGGAATTCTACAGTACGATAATTAAAATGCATACCTGAACATTGATGAAGAACATCTTTATCTGGAGAACAGATGATTGTTTTACGTGGTTCATTCTTACTATAATAGCTTACAAGATCATCAGCCTCTAATCCTTCTATACCATAGAATCCCCATTTCTGCTTAAGGTATTCTCTAAGGGAATAGAATATGACTGGTTTAGGTTTATGTTTCCTATTAGCTTTATAATTACCATCTACTTTATATCTAAAGCAGTTATAATCTGTAAGAAATCCTACGTACTGACTAGTTTTGCATTGCTCAAGGATGGTTAAGACCCTAGAGTCTAGCCCTCTTAAGGCCTCCTCTAGAGTCTGTTTATCCATCTCATAATAAATTAAGCTATCCCCATCAATTAGACATATCGGCTCTACTGATCCACTACTCTGGTCTAATACTTCTTCCATACAAGCTTAACTTATAAATTATTTATACGAGCAATTTTAGCTTTGATATCTTCAATTCTAGATGAAGATTTTTCTACAGCTTCTTTACGAGCTTCTACCCATTGTTGGTCAGTCATTGCTGCATAAGTTGAAGAGTGATAAATGGAACCATTTACACCTGCCAAACTTGAATGCACAAAATACTGAAGACAACGGATAGCTCCAGTGCTGTCATCTGGAACAGCTCCGATGTGCATTGGGTCTACAAAGATGTTGTGAATCTCACCTGAGATACGATTGATATACTCAAGACCTCCAAAGTGTAAACCAGGTACACATGACTGATGGTCATTAGTATTCACTTGATCCCAAGATGCAAGTCTGTGAGTACATCCTACTTTAATGAAGTGTCCAGGGTTAGCATAACCGTTAGGACCTTCACAATAGAATGAATCTCCACCATCTCCCATAATAGCAGGTTGGAACAAACGATCTTCTACAAACTCTGGTAAGCCTTCTGACTCAATTTCTCCAGTGTCTACATTGAATGTACGTTTGTAACGATCTACTACCTCTCCAGTTTCAGCATCGAACTTATGTAAAACTTCAGAAGAAACTTTATAACCGTTCAATAAACCTTCCTTGGTGATTTTCATCTGATACATAGTAGCTTTCTTTCTAGCTACGTCTTCATTCAATCCTTTCTCTTCAACAAGTTCTTTATAAAGAACAGGGTGAACATATTTTAGATTGATGAAGTTGAAGAATCTCTCAGAGAATTCTACACCTTTACCATGGTGCATCTTCTTCCAAAGAATTGGGTTACGTAGCCAACGAGTCCACATCTTGATAAGTGGCATGAAATCTAACCCCATGTCCATAGATTCGTAGATTCTCTCTACTAATGCTGCTGGCATTGGAATATTAGATATTACATCTCCAGTCTTCAAGAAAAATTCACCAGTAGCTTTATTCACATAAATGTGTTCACACTTATCTTGAATAAGCTTAGTATAATCTTCAACAGCTAAACCATCAAAAGTATCTAAGATAACTTTTAAATCAGCCATAGAGTTTACCTCATCAGCTTTTTTAGCTAACTCTTGCATTTGTTTGTACAACTCTTCAGTGTACGTTACAGAGAATGACTTCTCTCCGTAAGATCCTACGATGTTTCCATCGATTACATTTAAACTAATCATATAAGATTTTGTTATTATTTGTATTACAAATTTAGTGAAACAAATGACTCGAACTCATTTATTTCTTCAACAGGAATGGTCATTTCGAGTAACCCTTTTGCTTTTAGATACAGCTGAATCTCACGTTTCGTATCTTCCTCATCAAACTTATAACTAGAAATCTGAGTTAGGATATGTTGAGAAGTTTCTATGAAATCTTTATAGAAAGAATACACAGCCTCAAACCCTGGAATACGAATCTCAGCTCCTGGAATGTCTGCTAGCATGAACAAGCTACTTGCTGTATTAGCAATAGTCTCCTTATCATCAGGAGAAGTCTTGCATACATACTCTAAAGCATACATCTTATTCAGTCTTGTAAACACTTCATTAATTAATGGATGAGTGCTATTCTTTACTTTAATAGATATCTTGCCTGTAACTTCCATAATCTGATCATACATCTTACCAAACAAAGGATTGATAGACTGCAGATGATTAAAGAAATGCTTAAGATCACAAGTTTCAAGACGATGAGCAGCATAGTATATTCTAAGATAAGGACTACAAGTAATGTAGTCATTCTCAGTCACTGTGTAGAAAAACTCATCGATATGTCTGATATTTGCTACATTCTTCACTTGTCTTACATTGGCTTCACTGAGCTTAATTAACTGTGGGGTTTTAAAGTCTCTATTGACTTTAGATCCCATAGTATATTCATACAGCTCTCCTTTATTATTAGTAAATCTTGTAGGAGTACACATGTAGAAATGCATAGGATCCTGTCTACTATTAGAATAAGGAGGAGTATGAACACAGCCAGGATAAACCTCTGAAATACTTGGAGCAAATCTTTTCATTATCTCAGCAGCTAACTTAAGCTTCTCCCCATCTTCATCTGTACCATAGTAGATAAGAGTTTCAGTGGCTCTAAGTTCAGATAACTTTGGCTCTACCTTATCCCACACAGAATCATTCCAATGAATTCCTTGTCTTGAAGTAGACTCACGAACAGTATAACCTACAATCTGCTTGTTCAACTCACGAAGTTCAGCAGGAGTAAGTTTAATTGTTCCCCCACCTGTAGCAGCTAGAGTATCTTCCTCCTCTTTAAGACTAGCCTCAAAGTCATCAGGAACTATTACATCATCATAAACTCTGTAGCTTTCTGACTCTGATAGATACTTCTCAATTTCTAATTGGTTTCTCTTAATCTTCCCTAACTCAGCTTCATACAATACTAAATCTTCTGGTCGTGTAGCAGGATCATCACACTTGTCCTCTAAATCTTGAGTGGATTTCTTTCTGATAGATATAAAAGAACCACCATTCTCTTTCATAAGATATGCATCTTTGAGTCTGGTAAATCCTTCCTTTCTAAAATACACCTTAGAGATGTCGAACTTTTCCCAAGTATCAACATCAGTAGTATTAGATACTATCTTAAACTCTCCGTTCTCAAGCTTATTAGACAAAGTATGAAGTCTGACATTGAATCCTTCAAATACCTTCCCCATGTGCTCAAACTTAATTCGTTTGTTCACTGGGTATACCGGCTTTAAAGATTTCGTGTCAATGATTCTACTCATAGACTGTAGTACTTTACCATTAGCAGAATAATCATTGTCAAGTCTTCCTGAGAATACTACATTCTTACATGCAGCTACCCACTTCAAGAAATCTGTTTCATTCAGCTTCTCTTGCACAAGCTCTGTTGCCTCCTCACCTGCTTTAATAATCAAGCTCTGAACAAACTGCTTAGTATGATCAGACCAGATTACTTTCTCACGGCTCGGAGTAACATCGACTCCCTCTTGAATAACTACTTCTTCCCCCTGTTCATTCTTGTACACTTGTCGTATAGGACACTTCAGACCAACTGCCCCATATAACTGCTCCATCTCCAACTCTCGGAAATCCACGTGACCATAGTTAATACCAGTGGTTGCACCTTCTGCTTTAACAATGACAATGTGTGGACGTGCATAGTAGTTACTCTCAGTGATAATCAAATGCTTTGAGTTGTAGATAATACTAGGCTTGAAGTCAATCTCTCTTTCATACCCATTCTCTTCAACCACATAAAATCTAACATTACTCAAGTAAGTTAATTGCTCACTGACTGCATCTATGAAACGATCTGCATTATGCTTCTTTACCCCAAATGAAATCTCAGTTCTGTTTAACTCTGTAGTTGGCTCGTAATAAACTTTAGTCCCATCAGAAAATGTGATGTATGGATTCTCTTGGCCTGTACTAAGATTAAATCGTGGAATTAAGAAATCAGTCTTGTAATTAAAGCAGTTTGCTTTGAATCGTTTCCCTTGATAAATAGTTTCAATAGTGTAGAAGTCTACACCGGTAGATAATGCAACTTTAGCACCTAAACCGAAGGCACCAAAATTCTCTGAAGTATTACGTTTAGTTGAATAACCTAATTCTAGGATACCTTCTAAACGTCTACCCCCGATACCAACACCGTAGTCTTTAATTATGAACTGGTCACAATATCCAACCCCAGCATTGTGCTTGTAATAAACGTCAACGTGGTGATTCTGTACATCAAAATGAGGAAGACTATAATAGTCTGGATCGAAGTTACTGTCTTCGTACTGCTCTCCTTCTCGGTTGATGTAATAATCTTCCACGGTTTTCTGCCCAGTCAATATCTCTATTGCAATTTCCTTCTCTCGTTGAGAATCGCAGGCATTTGTTACCAGCTCTCTGACGGTTGAAGGGATTGGAGTAGAATACTGTGTGGCTTGTAATATGTCAAACACTAACTTCTCTGCACCACGATTGATTCGTTTAGCAACACCAGTGTCTGATCCGACAAACTCGTTGTCAATCTGTTTGATACTCATAATAAGTTTCTAGCTTTTTTGTAATCGTGTTGAATCTCTAATAACATCTTAGTACACATTTCTCTTGGGATAGGTATAATCCTCTTATTTGCATGAGTGTTAGTAAAATCTCTTGCTCCTGCTTCTGGATTATTAACCTTTTTATTTAACCAACTCTTATTACCATCAGGATATACTTTGTTGTAATCATCTAAACGATTCCACCAGCTGCATAGGTGTAAATAATAAATCTTATCATCACTAACAGCTGTATCGTAAATAGCAATATCAATTCTATTCCCAATAGCAATGAAGATTAAATCTCCCTTCTGAAATGTATGTGGCTTAAGATATTTAGAGTCTTCATTAATTGTAAGACTCATAATCTTTTAATTTAAAGCTCTGAGATGAGCTTAATTACTTCTATAATTTGTTTTTGATTTTTGGGGACAAAGAGTGGACAAGGTGTACCGTCTTCTATAAGTTTTCTCTTGAAGTTTTTCCAAGTATTAGGGAAACGGTCATTAGCAAAACCTTTGCACTCTATAACCCATACAGGTTTACCATCTTTCATGCAGACAAAGTCTGGAGTGTAGGTAATGGCTCTAACCTTATCCTTACTCCTGTCCTCAAAAACTCCTGTAGACCTATTCTCAAAAGACATAGCAGGGTAGTTAAACCCTTCCATCAAATTCCAAACATGTTCTTCATATTCAAAATCTAACTTGGCTTCTTTCAGCTTCTTATAGCAAAATACTTCTAGCATCGATTTGAATTTAATCCCATCGACTTCTTTAGATCTAGATTTTATTTTGCCTTTATTTAATCCTGAGGTTTTACCTTTTCGTAGAACTCTGGATCGAGGAGCTGGATTTCTTTTAGCCATTGTTTTTCTGTTTGCTTTGCCGTAACTGTGTTTTGCACGTCAAAGTTAGTAGAAGTTCCGAGATTAGAAAATAAAGTTGCACATTTTTGTAGAATTTGATCTATTCTATCTCTAACTGCAGGGTCTGTATAGTATGGTGAGTTCATGGTAATTGTATTTTAACTATCATATAAGCTATATCTTGTCCATTATTTTTAATGAAGTCCGATATATCTTTAGATTTATAGTGAGCTGGCAAAATTACATTAATAAGATTAAACTCTGAACAAATTTTATTAGCCATCATTTGGCCTGGATTATTTTCTTTTTCATAATCATTATCATATAATACAGCTACAGTTTTAAATCTTTCCTTTAGATTATCTATCAGTGTCTTACTGGGCATCTGCATCTCACTCTGTAAAGCTATTGCTTGATACCCCAATACATTAAGACACATAACATCTTTGAGAGATGAAGCAAGTATAACTAACTCTCCTTTATCCACCAACTGATCCCATCCTTGTATATCTTCTTTAGTTGTGTTACTAAACCACTTACCATCAGTTTCATATGGTCTGTAGATTTTATAACGACCACCCAAATTATATACATAACTAGGAGTGTGACATGTATAACGTGCTTCATTTATCCAAAAGTAATCTATAGGTTGAACATTAAATTTAATTAACAGTGAACGAGGGATGTTAAATTGAGACCAGAAATTTTTATCTTCTTGATTCCACTCTCTTGCTCTCTTCTGAATTTTAACTGGCCTCTTCTCAACATAAACAGGATCTCCATAAGTAAGCTCAATAGCAACTTTGTTAACCACCCCACGTTGCAATCCCAACCCAAAGTCAGTATCTATTACTTTAAGAGCTTCTGAATATGTCAAGCCATATTTTCTTTGAATGTATGAGAAACAATCATGACTCTCCCCACTACCAAAGTCCTTATACAACAACTTATTATTCCAATACACAATAGAACAGGTAGGATTATTGTCTAATCTTAACTCACTGCAGAATTTCTCATTCAAGTTCTTGAAATTATGGCAATAGTATCTGAATATATCATACTCAGAGATTTGACATAAGATAGCATCCTTATGCAAATATGCTTCACTACTTCTCGACTCAATCATAAAGCTGCTAATTTAAAAACAAAAGGGGGAATAAATCCCCCTAATTGTTTTTTGGTTGTTGGTTTATGCATCCCAATCATCACCTGCATCTACTGCAACTGCTTGATTCTCAGTTGCTTTGTCAGCTGTGATTAAGCCTGGACTATAAATCCCTAATTTCAAATCTTTTGAATACTCAGCATTGAAAGAGCCATAGTCTTCATTTAAAGCTTTGATAAACAAATCATCTCTCATCGGCTTTAATCTTCCGAAGTGACGGTTATAAACTGTCTGATACTTCTCATCTTTAACACCGATAAGTACACGTAACTTGTTGTCAGCTAAGACTTTAACATACTCTTTTAGCTCTTTAACATCACCTTTAGCAATAGCATCGATGGTATCAAATGATACTTCTCCACCATTAGCTACGTTAGCCCAAGCTTTAGTGAAGTTAATAAGAGTATCCTCACCAACATAAGCCTTACGAGTCTTGTCTGCATTCTTCCACCAATCGTAAGCTGGAACGTCTGCACTCCAAGTCATTTGACCTATGTTATTTACCCACATAAACTTCTCCCCAGATTGAGATGCACGATGCTTTGGTTGCATAAGAATCTCAAATCTAACTGTGAAGTTAGGGGACTCATGACGAAGATAAAATACAATCTTATTGTACTCTTCGTTATTGATTTCTACATTATACTCAGGATCTTTCTGAGCATTGATTCCAATAGCTTGCAACTCTGTTAATGTAGGATTAACTGCTACTACATTAACTGGTGCAATACCTGTGTACAAGGTGATACCACCACCTGCTACTACTTCTTCTGAATTGTTTGACGCAATTGCCATTTTTATTTTGATTTTAAAATTTAATAAAACATTTTGTAAATAGGGTCAGCATCTTCTCTCATTAAGAATCTGCTTTCCCACTCTGCTATTCATACACCTTCAGCATCTAATATAGACATCTGATTAGGATCTACTACGGCTGAAGTTGGAACTATAGTATCATCAACTAGAGTGAATCTAACTTGAATCTTCTTACGAGCACGTAATCCTACAAGTTTAGGATGCTTAAAGATTTCAGTTACTTCAGCTTTAGTTAAGCCATACTTAGTTGCAATACCATCACGATCGATACCGTCGTTTAAGTCGTTGATGATTCCAGTAACAGTTAATACAACTTTACCAGTATTTTCAGTAGTTGATTCTACTGTTGGTGAATTTTGAACATTTGCCTCTATAGACATTTTCTTTAATTTTTAAGGGGTTAATCAATATAAATTTTACTCCAGTCAAGTTCCATCTCTTGACCTTTTAGATGTTCACAACGTGAACCTGCATTGATATCATCGTTAGAATTAAACGAGATCATGGTCTTTCCTTCTTGTCTATACACATACCCAATGGCATCTGAATTAGCACAAGCAATGTTACGGATCTTACCAGTCAAGTCTAAATCTTTAGCTGATACCTCTTTACCTTTCTTCTCGATCTGCTTATCTTTTAAGTGACCGATGTAGATAATGTGATCAGATAACTGCTCTAGTCTATCCATCCACTTCTTGATAGCCATTCGTAAATACAAATAGCCTGCACCTTGTGGAAGAGAAAGTACTGATAATCCTTTGTTATCAGGATCGAAGTTCTTCCCCATCGGAGTTTGACGATAAAGTTCTTTTGCATCTGATTCTGCCCAGACTTCTAGCTGTGTCAAAGTATCGATAGCAATATATTTGTAAGGCTTTCCATCTTTCATAATTGCTTTACCGATTTGACTTAACTCACTCAAGTTATTGGCTTTAACTTTAAGAGCTTCAACCATATCCGACCCTTGCTCTAGGTCTATGATTAAGCATCCGTCGAGTTTAGCTAGTGCTGTTGTTTTACCAATCTTTGGTGGTCCGTAGATAATCATATGTCTCGGACTCTTACGAAGGGCAGCGACCTTCTCTGTTGGCAGTACTAGTTCCATTACCTTTGGATAAATCTTTGGTTCCACTTTTTGTAACTAGCCACAGGATCTTTGAAGTGAACATTAACTTGTTCTAAAGCTTCTTCTACAGTTGAAAATGCAATTCTTTTACATCCAACTCTTACTACAGCTCCACAATCTAATACTTCAATACATACTTCATTAGATCTTAGAATTTCTCCTGCACTTGGTAGATATTCTTTTACTCCATTAGTTTCATGATAACCAACTTCTCTTTCAGGCATTGGCATTGTTGCTTCTTCGTTCATAACGTTTAATTGTTAAATTATTAATTTACTTTTTCACTCTTTCAGTCAACGTAAATGTTGACAAATCAGCTTCGTAGGGAATCATACCCAATTGACCATCACGATTCTTCTCTATGTGGCAGGCTAAGAGACCTTCAGGGTCTTCCCCACAATAACTATCGGTTATTCCGTATAAGTCGAATGGTCTTTGTAGCATCATCACTACGTGAGCATCCTGCCCAATAGAATCACCACCGAATAGGTCTGTAAGCTGTGGTTGATACTGTTGTTTGGCACGATACTCTTGCTCGATATTCCTGTTTAGCTGAGATAATAAGATAGTGATACTACCCATTCTAGCTTGTAACCACATACATGTCTTCGATACTTGATTTAGTTTCTGAAGCTCTGTGTCTTCTGTCCCTAAAATTAATCTCGAATGGTCGTAAAGATTAATGATTGTATGCTCAGGAAATTTAGTATTAACCCTGTCATTTATCTGTTTAATCTTCACCATGTTCTGTGGTATAGAGCAGAAGTAAATAGGATACTTCTTATACTTCTCAACTGCATTTTCATACTTCGTAATCCTATCATCAGTTAGATTAGAATCTATGCTGTACATTTCTGAGAATGTCATACCAGCATCATGAGAAGCAGATCTCATAATTTGCTGATAATCAGGCATCTCGAAAGTCCAGTATAAAACTAGAAGTTTTTTGTCATGATTCTTATCCAACACATCAAAGATTAGTTGGTTTGAAAATGCAGATTTGCCTACACCAGGACGACCGGCAATAACATACATCTTTCCAGGCTGTAAACCACCTAGCAAATTCTTATTCAACCTATCCCATTTAGTCGGGAAGACAATTCTCTGACCAGATTTAGCCAGCTTAATTTCTTCTATCGACTTGTTTACTGAGAGAGAGATGTGTCTGAATTCTTTGAATGTTTCATCAAAGTTGCCTTGTGATTCTACTTTCTGAGCCTGTTGATTTAGGTTCTGTTGAATTTCCATCACTTAAGTCACTATACTTTTCCCACGTGTGATTATTAATCCATGTTTCAAGCTGTTGCATATACCCTAACCCATTCCCTGACCGTCGTAATTGGAGCTCTCTTTGTAGGCACTCTATAACGTGCTCATGTTTTTTAGCATCATCTCCTACGTACTTTAGATAACGTGTCTTGGCTTTAGCATTGGCTTTACAATCTGGATCCTTTGCTCTTAATACCCTTACTTGTCCATTAGCCATAACTTTGATAGGGTAGTGAGAGAGGAGGCCACTCCATATGGAGCTTTCGGACTTACGAAATTCGTCGTTAAATTTTTCTCGTAAGTAACATTCATCCTCCTCTCCCAACTTAACCCAACCGTTGGTTTGCAATTTCTCACGGTCAATGTTTAACTTTAAATCAGAATCAAGGGCATTACGATTAAGCATAGTCAAGAAAACAAACTCATCAGCTGTAAGACCATAATTAGAAAGGTCCTCAGTATTGATTTCAATAATCATAAAAGTTTTTGTTATACTTTCTATAAGTAATCGTATTCAAATATACGAAGAAATATCATCCAACCAAACAACATTAGATAAATTTTTCACTGAACTTTCCAACCACTTTTCTTCCTGTGAATCTTTAACGTAGAGAATAACAACTTCCCCTACCTTATTCTCACTAAGTCGAAGTAATCTACCCACTCTCTGAATCATTGCAAGGGTCTTACTATCCAAGCCACAGATGATCCCAAGTTGTGCATCGGGAACATCAAAGCCTTGGTTCAAAGCCTTGGTAGAACAGAGAATCCTACACTCGTTAGTTTTAAAATCTTCTAATGCTTTAGTCTTCTCTTTCTTCCCTATTCCTGAATGAAATCGTCTAGCTTCACCATCTTCGTTTAGAATCTGATGCATTTGATTTGTAAATTCATTTGTGCCTGCAAACGTTAATATCTTCTTATCAGATTTAATCTTAGCAATTCTCTGAGTATAAAGAATTTTGTTATAAGCATGTTGAACTACATCTTTACGATCTCTAATTGCTTTATAGAATAGAGTAGCATTCTTCTTTTGTACAGGACTAGCTGTTGGATCCCTGAGAACTCTTCCAGCTTCGTTAAATGCATCATACATCCCAAGTTGATACTTGTAGTGAACAAACATATTGTTAGCTGCTTTATAGGCAGTTCTCTCCTCGTCTGTTAAATCAACTGGTATGCAGTACACTGTGTAAGGGGCCACTAATCCTTTCTGTACACATTCATCTAGACTGATGGTATAAACCGTTGGGGCTATCTCATCCAGTAATTCTTTGTACTCCTCTTCTTCTGGAGCAGTAGCAGTCATACAAAGAAGTCTGTTGTGGTTATTCTGCAAGAAGACTTCTCGATAGATTGGGGACAAGCCAAGATGAACTTCATCTGCTACTGTAACAGTGTAAGTTTTATCTCGAAGTTTATGAGCTGATGCATAACATAGAATATCTACACTATCTAATACATCTTCATAACCCCACTTCTTAAATTCTTCTTCGAATTGGTCTTGCAATTGATTAGTAGGGACTAAGACCAAGCCTCTACCTCCATGTTTACGAATCATAGCTCCACAGGCAATAACACCAACACGACTCTTCCCGAATCCTGTACCAGCTATAACTGAACCTACGAAGTCTGCCTCCTTCCAAGCAGTGAGAGCTTTCTTCTGCTCTTGATCTTTAATTTGTAAGAGATTGGGAACTTTCTGCATCATCAGAAGATTTAGTATTAGTTAGTATTACCCCAAGCATTTCATTCAGATTCTCCATCTCTTCATTCAACTTAATTATCTTTTCCGTTATTTCATCAATGGTAGTAGATTGAACAGATGGGAAAAAGTTAGCTCTTGCATAAAGACTAGAAGCTCTCTGAAAGTAATCACGATAAGTTGGATCTGAATACATTAGATCTTCATGTAGATTAAACATGTGGTACACAGTAGCTCTATCACGATTGATGTACTCTGCTATTGCACCTTCTCTAAAGTTTGTGTGAATAGAAATTAAATTAACAACTAAACATCTTCTAATTACATAATCTCTATCTCTAGATTGTGAAGTAAATTCTTCTCTTGGTATATGAAATAGATGTTCAACTATCTTGACCATCATCTCGGCAATATCGAGAGGGTTTCTGGACTTCTGTAAGTTTATTGATGAATCCCGTGAAGATTCTATCAAACGTAT